CGCCCGCCGCGCATCGCCTGCTGCAGCCCGAGCAAGCTCAGCAGCATGTTGGCCTGGCCGCGGGTCTGGTTGTTCCCGTTCCAGAGGCGCTCGAGCCAGCTGCCGATGCCCGCGAGCGGGCTGCCGCCCTCACCACCACCGCCGAGCGCGCCGCCGTAGTTTCCGCCAACGAGGCCGCCGTAGTCGACCCCGCCACCGCCACCACCGAAGTTCGGGTCAGCGAACCCATAGCCGGGGCCCTCGTAGTCACCGCCGAAAGCGTCGTTGCCGAGCGTGGGCCCGCTCGCGTCTACGCCCCCGCCGAGGTCCGGGTCGGGGTAGTAAGGGTCGCCTGAGCTTCCGCCGAAGTAGTCGTCCATGTTCGTGGTTCCCGTGCTGCGGCTGCCGCCGCCTGTGTATGAGTTCGGGTTGAACGCGATGCTGCGCGCTGCGCCGAGCGCCGCATCGTCCAGGTCTTGTCCCTGCACGACGCCGCTGGTGGTGCGACCGGCGAGCTGCCCCAGTGCGCCGCCGCCAGCCGCGCTGTTCGCGCCCGCGCCCGCGCCACCACTGAGCGCGCCGGTCCAGATGTCGTCGGAGTCGCCGCCGCGCGCCGCGGCCCCCGTCGCGCCCGCCGCGGCCCCGCCCAGCGCTGCGGAGCCCGTGGCGCCCAGCCCTTGGTCGATGCCCCAGCCCGTGACCCCGCTCGCAACCGGGGACAACGCTCCGGAGAGCGCCCCAGCGCGCGCGCCGTCCATGAAGTCGCCGCCTCGCAGTTCGGTGAGCGCGCCGTTGATCACGGCGTTCCGCGCGGCGGTCTGGGCCATGTTGGCGGCGGTGGTGCCCCATCCCGCGGACCCACCCCCTAGGCCCGCGCCCGCGCTCGCTCCAGCGGAGGCCCCAGCGGACCCCGCGCCGGCTCCCGCGGCCGTGCCTGAGGTCGCCGCGGCGCCGCCTCCAATCGCGCCGGAGGCGACCCCAGCGCCGATCCCGGCGGCGGCGAGCATGCCCGCGTTCCAGAACCCGCGATCACTCGGGGCTTCTACTATTTGGGTCGCCCCGACGAAGTTGCCCTGCGGGTCCAGCACACCTCGTTCGTACCGGCCCGCGTTGAAGTCGCCAGTCCACAGCGGACGATCGTAGAGCTGAAGCCCACGTTCGTTGAGCAGGTCGAGGATCTTCGGGCCCGTGCTGCTGCCCGAGACGTTGTCTGCGCCGAAGGTGTAGTCTTCGAAGCCGGGTATCTTCGACCAGTCGAGCCACCCCGTGCCGTCGCCGTTGCCGAGCTCGCCAACGCCGTCGCCGTGGTCCTGAGGCCGGAAATACGGCGAGCTGTTAGGGTCTAGGGCGTAGTCCATCAGGCAACGGTCTGCAGTAGTGCAGCGCCCCAAAGTCGCCAGCTCGAGAACTCTCTTGGCGTCGGAACGCCAGCGCTCTCAAGTGGGGGGAGCGAACAGATTCGTTCAGCCCAAGAAACCCATTCGGTTTCAGGCCCCGGTACAGGCGGATTATAGCTCGACAGCTGCGCACAGAGATCCGCGGCCCACCGCGCGAACGATGTCGTAGGCGGTGCCACGGCCGTGAGGTCAACCACGCGCATCTCCCGGCTCGACGGTGATCAGCAGGCGACCGAGTTGGAAGTCCCCGTTGACTTCGTTGCTCTCGAACCGCAGCGACATCTCGCGACGCTGCTCTCGCGGATCGACGAACTTCGTACCCGCCTCGATAGTGTAGGGCGCCCCCTCGACAACGGGACCCTGCGCGTAGCTGGTGCCGCGCACCGTCATACGCAGTTCGCCGGACAGTACGAAGTCCGGCTCCACGCGCGTCAGCCGCGTCTGGAGACTCACGCCCGCCAACGCGTCGCCCGAAGGGCCGCCGCTCATGAAGTTGAACCTGTCTGTCTCGAAGTGGGCGGGAATCGCGGAGGTCTCGGCCTTGTACACGCGGTTCACGCCCTTCTCGTGGGTCCAGAGGGAGTTCAACTCCGCAGGCTGGACGGCGGTGATGAACCCCGACGAAAGCCCGCCGCCCGAGGGCCCTTGTACCACACGCGAGCCCAGCGTGAACCCCGTACCAGAGATCAACTCGATGACAAACAGCGTGGTGCCCTCAAGCTGGCGAATGATCCCCACCGACAGCGAAGTCGCATCCGAGACCACCGTGTTCAGATTGAACGTGTTGCCGCCCCAATCCACCACGGACACCAAGCTCACCGGGCGCGCATCGCCGCCCGCCAGGATGGGGCGCGTGAATATCTGAGGCGAGACTCCCGCGCTACGCGGGAGCGGGGTGTCATACCAGATCTTCTCGCGCACGTTGAAGATCACCGCGTGGTTCGGCTCCGTGCTGTCGCCAAACGGAAAGACCCACCACAGCTCGCCAAACCGCGGCACTTTGAACGCCCAGGTCTTGTTTCGGTGGGCTTGGTTCAGGTTGTCGAAGAAGAAGTTCAGATTCATGTCGTTGGGGAGCTCTTGCACCACTCCGTTGTACATGAAGAAGCGGTCGACCCCCGCCCAGTAGAAGACACCGTCATGCTCGAGAATGGCCGACTTCGACAGAACCGAGATGGCTGCGCTCACGGTGTCGTAGCGCCAGAACGTGGTGCCGTCATTTTGGAACGACATGCGGATTAGCGAATCCAGCGACCAGAACAGCCCTGCGGGCGAGGCTCCGCCGCCGCGGGTCGGGAGCCCCTTGACGATCTTGGTCGCGGCGACGTTCGCGGTGTTGGAGAACCCTCCGGTCCAGCCCGTGGCAACCGAGAAGTCGTTGGCGTTGGAGTTACGGATGAGCCCGTTGCTTCCGTAAACGACGAGGAACGGTTGAAGAACGCAGACGCCGCCCGAGACTTGGATTGGGCTGCCGTCCGACACCGGCACCAGCGCGCCAGTCCCCGTAAGGCTGCCGTAGTAGACAGGCCCCGCCACGTCGCTCGCGATGTTCAACGCGTCCGGAGACGCCGCCCCGATCAGATATGCACCGCCTCCGCCGCCGTTGTCGTACATGGCGGCGGACTGCCAGGTGTACGCTGCGTTTGGAACGAAGCCCGCAGGCGTGCGCACAATGGTCCCGCCCCCGTTGCCGTTGGCGTCGAAGGTCACCCGCTCCACACCGCGCGTACTGAAGCAGTGGGCGGTGTTCAAAGTGCTGCGCGCGTCGACATAGACTTCGCGCACCGGGCCCGAGACGATGTCGCTCATCAGCTGGTACCCGCCCATCTTGCGCGGGCGCCCGCGCTGGAACCGAGTCCAGACTGCGTCGTTGTAGTAGCGGCTGTCGAAAACCGTGCCGTCACGCCGCACGCCCGGCAGCGTGCTGAGCGCGAACGCCGGAGTGGGCTGCGGCGGAGGTGAGTTGGGCGGTGGCATGGGCGCGGCTCTTCTAGGTCTCTACGGTCGAACGGTCGTAGGACCGGGTGGAGTCTTCGAGGCGGAACCCCGAGAGCGAACTGTCGTAGTTGTCCTTCCACTCGCGAGCCTTGTCGAAGTTCTTGAGGAACAGCGACGTGTGATACATGCAGCTGTACAGAAGAAGTTGCGGCGCGTTGGACGTGAACCAGTTCGTCTGGTTGGCGTCGGAGAGCGGGTCGAGCCGCGCGAAGTACACGAGCTCCAGCGGGTAGCTCGCTACGGGCGTCGGCGCAACGACGAAGTTGTTGAAGTCGTACTCGGCGTAGAACCGCGGCACGCCGCGCAGCGTCTGGTTGGGCCAGAAAGAGCGCAGATACTCGTACGTGCGCTTTTCCAACGTCACGGACCCCGCGGGCCCCTGAATCGTCATGCTGGTGGTGCGGCGCCAGTAGCTCGGCTTCGGAAACGACGCAGCCCCGACCGCGAGCGTCGACGTCGCGACCAGCTCGCTCCCGAGAACTTTCAAGTCGGTCGCCAGCTCGTTCTCGGCCAAGAGAACGATGCTCGGAACCTGCGCTGCGAGCGCGGCGTCGTCCGGGCGCTCGGAGTAATTCTTGATGTCCTCGGCAAGCGAGGCGTAGGTCATCGCGGCAGCGGGCATGTCACTTCCTCTTCGTTCTTTCCAGCGCCTTGCGCTTCTCGCGTTCTACGAAGTGGCGCCGCTTCGCTTTGCCGCGGGCCAGCGCTCGCTTTCGATGCAGCGAATGATGCGGGCCCTTCTCGGCCACTCTTCGCTCCCTTGGTCATTTGAAGTGGATGTGCTTACTGGCCCAGTCGATGACTTGCCAAGTGGCCGCGGCGAACCCCGCCACAAGCGGGCCGAGCCACTTGAGCTGGCGCCAGAGCCAGCCGATTCGCTGCTGATCGCGCAACCACTTTCGGAACGCGAGTCGCTCGTCGCTGGTCAAGTCGGGGTCCCCACTGAGGGGCATCGGATCGGAGTCTTTCACGATTCTCAACCTCACAGAATGACGTAGGAAAACTCGACGGTATACTGCGCGTCGGTGTTGCCCGACGATTGGAAGAGTGCGTTGGCCCGGTCGTTCACCGGGTCCGCGTAGATGCCGATCGATTCTCCCGCGGCGAGCGTGACCTGCTTGCCCGTGCCGGACAGCTCTCCGGAGGCCGCCAACGAGGACGGGACCGGGAGCGAGATGCCGACCTGCGTGACGGTGGTCGCGGCCGTGGGCGTGCCGAGGAACGCCCCCGAAACCCGGACCACCGCGCCCACGCGGGTCCAGAACCAAGGCGTTATGACGGACAACGCTCCGATGTTCGCCACCCCGGTCAACACGGGCGTGTAGCGCCCGCTGGTGGCCCCGCCACTGAGCAGCGAACTGGCATTGATGACGTTCACGCCGTCGCAGAGCAAGGTGGCTGTCTCACCCGGACTGAGCGCAACGGTGGTGCCGGGCGAGCCGGTTTGGAAAGTCGTGGTGAAGAGCCCCGTGGTCGCGTTGGTTACGTAGTAAACCTGCACCACGCTCGGCAGCGTGACGAACGCGGCGCCGGCCAGCGCCCCCGTGTACTTCTGCACGAGGTTGGCGGCCTCCGATAGCGTAAGCACCGTGGTGCCGAACGCGATGGCTTTGGAGAGCAGCGTGAAGTTGAAAAGCTGCGCGACTTGGCGCCCAACGGTGTACCAACCCACGCCATCGCAAACGAGGAAGCAGGAGTCGCCAGGGTTGAGCGCTACGGACGCCACGCCGTCGACCAACTCGGGAGAGTTGGGGAACACCGTCAAAGTGCCGGTGCCCTGGTTGCGAAGCAGGAAGACAAAGCCCGTTCCGAGCGTGGCCGCCGCGCCGAGGAGCGCGCCACCGACCCCGCCGATCCACACCTGCGTCGAGGCGCGCATCGATGCGTTCACCGAGAACGACGTCGACTGCTCCGTGACAGGCTTGAACGCGACGCGGAGCGTCACGCCCGAGGCCTCCAGCCCGAGCCCCGCGGCGCTGGCGGCGTTCAGCGTACCCGTGCCGACGCCGTAGAGCACGGTGCGCCAAACGCCCGCCTGCGTCGTGTTGTCGACCAGGTAAACGAGCACCGAGGCGCCTGCAACGATGCCTACGATGTCCGCGGTGCCGAAGTACGTCTGCACCACGACCGTGTTGGCGGACAGGTTGGTAAACAGCACCGCCTGCCCTGGCGAGACCACGTTCGCAGGCGGCATCCTGACAAGCGAGCCCCCCGGCGCCGAGGAGAGAATGTCGATCTTGTCAGCGGAAGACTCGCTACCCGTCTCAGAATAGCCTGGCCAGGACAGTTGAACTATCGCGCCAGCCGTCAAGCTGCGGTAGCCGACTTGCGTCGGCTCGATGACGCCGCCGCCGAAAGGGTTGGTATATTCCACGGTTAACTCCAGGGGCCGTAGCCAGAAATCGGGAACACGAACGTCGGGCCCGTGTTCAGGGTAGCGCTGGGGTTAGAAAGATCCCAACCCGGGCCCCAAGCCACATACCAGATGCCGGGGGCGAGAGTCACGGTGTTGGCCGGGTAAGACGTACCATTTATCGTCCAGACCAGCGTCCCCGAGGCCCCCGGACCGCCGGAACTCGATATACAGACAGAAATTTGCGAGCCGGGCGTGGCTGTCACGCCCGCGCCGAGCCCCGTCGGCCCGTTGTTGTAAAGCAGCCCGTTGAAGAGATACAACCCCCAGGCGAACGAGTCGCTTCCCGGGTAGCTCTCCAAATTTCCACCAAGCTGGAGCGCGCCGATCAGCACTCTATTGTCGGCGCCCGCGATGGTGATCTCGGCCTGCTTAGCCTGACTACCCGGCGCCTCTGTGTTGAACCCTTTGTAAACCGAGGACCACGTCGAGTTCGTCGCGTTGCCTTCGACAGAATCTGTGAGGACAATAGAATCCGCCGCCACCGCGCTGAGCGTGGGGGGCTCAACCGCGCTGTCAGAAAACACGATGGTGTCGCTGGCTTCGCTGATGACCGTGACGAAGAAGCCCGTGGCGTCGTCAGAGAACGCAACGCTGTCCGCCGCGTCTTTGATACGTTGGAAAATGTTGATCGGCGGCTCTGGGATGAGCGGCTCTTCGGGCCGAGGGTACCTGAGCGTGATGTTCTCGGTGCGCCGGGCCGGCAGCCGCCAAGGGTCGAGCTGGTCGCGGCAGCCGGGCTTGTCAACGCAGACACGCAGCCCAGGAGAGTTGCCGTCGGCGACGAGGCGCCCCAGCGGGCGTTTCATCTTGCAGCGATCGCAGAGCGCGATCCCCGCGGTGGCCTCGCCCAGCGTGTTGAGAAAGAGCGGCATGATCTTCGCCGCGCCTCTCTACCGCGTGTAGCAGCCGATGTTGGGCGAGAGCCGGATGGGGGCGCCGTCCGTCTCGGAGTCCTCGGCGTCGCGCAGCGTCTCCGCCGCCACGTCCTTGAGGACTTGGTATCGGCTGGGGTCGACTAGCTCCTTGGGGAGCTCCAGGAAGACTCTTGGCGCGAGAAGCGAGATCACGGTGTCGAGCCACCGCTGCGGCACCTCGACGGCATTGGTGTACGAGCCGGGGTCTTGAATTTGTCGCTGGATGAAGACGCACGCGGAAGCGTCGCGCGCCGACACCGGCCAAAACGTGACCTGCGGTCGATAGAACTGCTTGTCATACCAGAACTGCAGGGGCCACTGCGACGTGATCGCTTTGTTCGGCAGCGCGGTGTAGTCGTCGCGCGACATCTTCGACACCACGAACTCGTTCACGTTCGAGAAGAACGTCGCGCTCGAAAGGTTCCGCGCCGGGTCGCTCGTGTCGCGAATGCGCCAGAACAGGGCTTCTCGCAACGTGGTGGCGTCGACTCCGACCGGGTAGTCGTAGAAATTGACCGTGGTCGGCCCGCCAACGATCGCCCATGTCACGCCGTCGTTCGAAGACTCGAGCACAAACGAGTACACTCCCGGCACCGCGGGCGTCGCCACCGCGGAAGACACGACCGCGGGCGTCGCCAGCGTCGTCGAGAGCGCCCCCGCGGCGGGCCCCGCAGCCGAGTAAGTGACCGAGGGGTTCCGGTACAGCATCTTCAGCGTGTCGATCGTGCCAACCGGCAGCGCGTACACCGCGCGCCCGGCTGTCAGGCCGAAGGTCATCTTCTGAACACACCAGAGGCTCAGCCCGCGGGTGGCGAGATTCGACAAGATCAAGAACAGATTGATCCTCGCGGACCGCAGCTGCTCCGCCGTGAGGACCGAGGCACTTACGCCGCAGCGGCGCGCGGCGTGCTCGATCAACTCGGCAACGTCGAGTACCGTCTGCCCGACGGTGCCCGACGTGTCGTTCAAGCTCGTAGCCACGTCAGACGATGCCCGCGGTGAGCGCCTTCATCGTCGAGGCGGCGGCGCCTACCGTCTGGTTCAGCCGCACCGCGCGCGCCGCCATCCCGAGCGAGGCCGCCACGGTGGCGGTGGCCCCGACCAGCGCCGCGACCGGCGCGGAGGCCCAGACCGGCGCCGCCCCCGCGGGGTCGTCCAGGGTCACCTGAACGGTGACGGTGCACCCGCCGCCCACCACCACCAAGATGCTCGGGAACGCGCCTACGGTGTTGGGGTCGAGCAGGAGCGGCGCGGAGGCCGCGACCCCCGTGACCGAGACGCTCTGTGCCGCGCTGCTCATGCGGGCCTCACGCCTGGGTCACGCCGAACGCACCGACACGCGTCGCCTGCGGGCCCGCCGCAATTCCGGGCAGCGCGATCGCGCACACCAGGCGCCGCACCCCGTCCGCCGCATTGCCCGTGGGGGTGAACGTGCCGCGCACGTCGCCCGTGGCCGCGGTGGCGGGGTCGGTGGTGACCGCGGCCACGAACGTGCCCGCGTTGTCGGCTAGCGTCGAGTCCCACTTCGCCGTGAGCAGGTAAGCCACGTTGGGCACGCGCACCGGCAGTCCGAACGTGTTGTTGAAGCCGGCGGTGATGCCGTTGGTGCCTGCGGTGGCGTTGATGTTGACGATGCGCGTGACGGTCTTGAACGCCTTCGTGGTGGCAACCGTGCTGGTGCTCGGCGCGGCCAAGTTGGCCGTCATGAACTGGCCGTAGATGTCGTAGCCCTCGACACGGTAGGTCGCCGTGTTGGCGCCTGCGGCAGTGAGCGTGACGCAACGCGCCACGTCCAGCACGTACTCCACCGTGCCGTCCGGGCGCGTGCGCGCCGTGACCCCGGTCCCGGCCGTGAGCGTGAACGCCGCGCCGGAGCCCGGGTTCTGCGAGGTGGCGAGGCCCGCGGCCTGCAGCGTCAGCGGGACGATGTCGAAGATGTACACGCGGCCCATGGGACCCACCCCGCGCTCCATCGGAGCCGGGTTACCGGGCGCGTCGGGCAGCGGACCCGGCGCGAACGCGGGGCCGAGGAAGAGGTCGTCGGAGATTTGCACGATTCAGCTCGCTTTCATGAAAATTTGAGCTTTCACAGTAGGGAGGAGCGCGCTCGCCCGCGCCCCGCGAGTTCAGGCGCCGGGGGTGCCGAACAGCGCGCGCCAGTCGGTCCAACCGGTCTCGTAGCGCTCGGTGGCCTTGTAGCGGACGCTGTCGGTCTCGAAATCACCTTCCATCGACTTCTCCATCGAGCGCCGCATCAGCACCTTCAGGCCCTCGGGGGCGTTGGTGCTGACCCACCAGGCGGTGGGCGAGGTCAGACGGCTCAGCACGGCGGGGTCCGCCTCCAGCACGCCCATCGACTTCACGGGGTTGATGTCGTTGTTGTTGGTGCCGGCGCGCAGGACGCTCTTCAGCAGGACTTCGGCCTGGAAGATGTTGCTGGGCGAGACGACCAGGCGCTTCGGGTTCAGGCGGATGGACTTGCCGTTGTTGTCCTTGCTCTGGCGGATCTGGATGAGCATCTGCTCGAGCGAGGTCTGCGACAGCGCGGCGGCCGTCGACAGCAGGTTGCTCAGCGTGCCGCCCACGATGGGGTGGTTGTTCACGTTGAGCGCCACGCCGTCACCGCCGACGAACGAGCCGTTGAACGCGCGGTTCAGCTCGTTGGCGCACTTGGTCTCCTTGGTCTCGATGAGCGACTGGGCCAGATGCTTGGCGTAGGTCGTGCCCAGGCGGACGTGGTCGCCGTCTTCGACGAGCACCTTCGTCATGGCGTAGGCGAGGCCGAACACCTTGTAGACGTAGCGCTTGTTGAAGAGGATGCCGCCCTGCTGGTAAGTGACCGGCATGCCGTCCGGCAGTTCCGGCGCGGCGCCGAACCCGTACAGCACCGGCTCCTCGTGGTAGGCGCGCGGCGTACCGTCCGAGACGGTGAACACGCGCTTGAACTCGTCTTGTCGGAGGTCGTAGACCCCGTCGAAGGCCTGGTTCAGGATGGGCTCGACGATCGCCCGGAAGTCCGTGCTGCGCATCGGCGCCGCCGCCAGCACGAGCGCGGCCGCGGGGTCGACGCTGTGCCAGAGGAAGACGGCCAGCGCCAGGAACAGCAGGCTGTTCAGCACCGGGTTGAGCCACGGCATCGCAGCCGAGGCCGCGCGTCGGAAGATGAAGCGAGAGTTCATGATTGAGAGTTTCCTTTCGTCGGCGGCGCGGTTAGACGGCGACCTTGTTGGCCACGTACTGATGACGCGCGATCTGCACCTGCACGACCGTGAACGCGTCGCCCGGGGTGTTGTCGAGCGCTTGCGAGAACCCGACGATGCGGAACTGCGCCTGGACGCCCGCGCCAGCCAGCGTGGCCGAGAGCGTCGCCGCGCTGATGCCGGTCTGCGTGCTGCCGGCGGTGGCGTTCGACATGTCGGCCTGGTCGCCGATCGCGGTCGCCGGGATGCTGCCGTCAGCCTGCACTTCGTACACCTCGTTCGCGTCGTCGTAGACCCACGCCGTGATGTTGGTGGCGACCTGGCCCGCGGGCCAGAAGTTGCTATAGGTGGGCTTGCCGGTGTTGTCGGTGTATTCCACGCCCGCGAACACGCCGAGCAGGTCGGCGGCGGCGGTGCCGTCGACGATGGTGCCGTTGGTGTTCAGGATGACGGGTTTGTTCTTGTAGATCGCGGTGCCGTACGCAGACGCGATCGTGTACTTCTTGGCGCGCTCCAGGCCGATGGGGTTGTAGGCCGGGCGGAAGCCAAACGGTGCCGAGGTGGCGCTCATATTGGTGGTTTCCTTCGAGAGTTAGATGGATGAAAGTCGTTGTGGCTTCCGCCGGGCGAGGGTTGCGCGCGCTAGACCGCGAACACCCCCTCGCGCTTCTTGCCGAGGTCCTTGAACCCGTCGCTGTCTTCGGCGATCTGCCCGAGTTTCTTGCCCGAGCTGTCGCGGGAGTTCTGCAACTGCTCCAGCTGCTGGTTGAGTGCTTCCTCTTCTTCGAGCGGCATGTTGTGGTGAAACTCGGTCATGATGGCCAAGTACACCTCATGCGGGATCTTGAAGAGCAGCATCTCGTTGCAGGACACGCAACCCGCGAACTCCCCGCTCGTCATCCGCATGGAGTCGAAGCCCGTCAGCTCTTCCACCTTCACGGGCACGTAGCCGAGCCGCATGCGCTTGTGGATGGGGTCGTAGCTGTTCGTGGTCGAGAGCCAGCAGAAGTGCCAGCCCGCCAGCTCGGGCACCCGCGGCAGCGCCTCCTGCTGGAACTCGTTGCGGATCATGGCCCGCCGCTGTTCCAGGGTGAGCGCGGTGCCGTCGTCGGACTGCCGTTCGGCGTCCTCGGCGCTGCGAGAGCCGCGCACCGCGGTGGCGGGGTCGTGGTGGAGCCGCTCGTCCTCGCGAGGGTTGGCGGCGCCGATTGCGTTGCGACGTGTCGTCTTGGGGGTAGCCATGGTGTCAGATTTCCTAGTCTTGGGTGGGGCGGGTCAACCGGCCTTGCGCTGGTTGTTGCGATCGAAGTCCATGTAGCCGCGGATGGCGCGCGCTCGAACCTCGGGATCGTTCCACATGCCCGCGTCCTTCAAAGCCTGCACCCGTTCGGGCGAGAGCACGTATCCGGCGGTTCGATCGGCGCGCCCTTGCGGCGCGCTCAACCCGTCCTGCCCAGATCCGGCGACAACGCTCCGGCTGTCTGGCTTTCTCTGACTGGCGTCGGCATTATAGCCGTTGTCGGCAGACAGACTGTCGGACTGCGGCGGCGTGGGCGCCCCCGTCTGGAACCGGTGGGGCAGCGCCTGCGCGGCGCGGCGCGACAGCTCTTGCCAGTAGGCGGGCGTGTTCGGCGCGAACCCCTCAGCCGCCAACCGCTGGTCGATCTCCATCACGCGGCGGCTGTCGGCGTCGGGCTTGCGTGGGTTGTACCACGGGTTGTCCTTCATCCATGCGCCGGCCAGCACCACCATGCGCGGGTCGAGCTGTGGTGCGGCGGGCGTGGCCGCGGCTTGCTCAGCGCGCTGCTTGATGTGCTCGAGCTGCTCGATGTTGCGCTGAGCCTGCGTCAGCGCCACCGTGGCCTGCGCGACGGCGTCGCCGTTCTGCGA